GGGAGGGCTCGAGGACAGGGGGAGGGCTCGAGCGGGAGGGCTCGAGCGGGAGGGCTCGAGGGCTCGAGCGCGCGACTCGAGCGGGAGCGGTCGCGCTAGTGCGCTCGCGCGTCTGCTACCCTCGACGGATCGCCCGAGCACTAGCGCGAGGGCACTACCTAACCGACCGACAACCGACAGGAGACCGACACCATGACAGGGAACCGCATCACCCGCGCGCACACCGCGACAACGATCACGACTCGGATCACGCTCGAGCACCCCGAGCGCGTGACAGTCGAGCGGGACGGGCGCGAGCGCACCGGAACCGCGCGCGCGTTCACCGTGATAGAGACCTCCGGCCACGGTGACCGGGGATCCTTCGCCGCTTCCACGTCAGTAGTCGCGCGCGTCACGCTCGACGGCTCGCCCTACTCACTCACTCACTCACTCACCGAGACCGACGCCGCGCGCATCCTCGCGCTGCTCTCGGGACTCAACGCGTGAGCGCGCTCCCGCTAGTGCAACCGACAACCGACAACCGACCGACAACCGACAACCGACAGGAGACCGACACCATGACCAGCACCGCCACCGCCACGCCCGACACCATCACCGTGATCGTCCCGACCGATTGCGACTCGCACGCGGTCTACACGCTCGACGACGGGCGCGGCGCGCTCGCCGGACTCATCTGCGAGACGTGCGAGCGCGTACACCTAGCCGAGCGCGATACGCCCGCACTCACCTACGCCGAGCGAACACTACGCGCGGGCAATTGGGGCGACGGATTCCGCGCGGGCTTCCTGCTCGACCGCGCCATGATCCGGCAGGCTAATGCCAAGTACGCCGCGCATCGCCGGATCTTCGGCTACACCGGGACCGCGCGCATGCTCACCGCGCCCGAAGCGCAGGCGAAACTACGCAAGAGCGACCGCTACGCGCTCGGGCTCATGCTCTCGCCCGCAGACTCGACGCCCGAGGACGTGACAACCGTCGCCGGGATCCGTCGCCGCTTCACGCTCTGCGCTAACGCGTCGGCAGGATGCCGCGCCGCGTGCCTTGCCTACTCGGGTCACGGCCAATTCACCGCGACGCAACGCGCGCGACAGGTTAGGACCGCGTTCCTGCTCGCGGCGCCGTATCACGCCGGGGTCCTGATCGGTGCCGAGACGCGTCGCGCGCTCGAGGCCCACGGGCCCGACCGCATCACGCTCCGGCTCAACGTCCTGAGCGATATCCGGTGGGAGTACGTCGGCGCGGACGCGCTCGCGCTCGCCACCGCGTACGGGGTCCGGCTCTACGACTACACCGCGCACGCGCCCGAGGATCGCGACCCGCGCCGCATCCCCGGCTACGCGCTCACCTACTCGGCCAAGGAGACCGCGCACACGTCCGACGCGTACCTAGCGGGCATCCTGCGCGCGGGCGAGACTGTCGCGGTCCCGTTTCACGTCGCCAAGGGTCACGCGCTCCCGACGCACTACACGCTCGCGGGCTCGGTGTTCGTCGTGATTGACGGAGACGAGAGCGACGACAGGACCGAGGACCCGCGCGGCGTGATCGTCGGGCTACGCGCCAAGGGCCCGCGCGGGAAGGCCGACGCGTCGGGCTTCATCCGCGACCCGTACGCGGGAGGGTGGCAGGCTTCCTCGTGGTCGCTCGACGGGCTCGAGCCCTACGGCCCGACCTCGAGCACGCCGCGCACGCTCGGGGGTGCCGCGTGAGCGGGCTCGTGCTCGCGTGGCTCGCGCTCGTGGGGATTCCGCTCGGGATCCTCGCGCCCGTGGTCGCGGGCATCGCCGCGACCCGCTCGAGCGTGGCCGGATGCGGGGCCCTCGTGGGGGTCGGCATGCTCGGCGCGCTCGCGTCGTTCCCGTTCGTGCTCGCCGTCGCACAGGGTGCCAGGATCTAGGACCCCGCTCGACCTCGAGGGCCCGCGCTCCCCGCTAGGGGGTCGCGGGCTCTCGCGCGTCCCGGGGCCCGCTCGACCTCGAGCGCGGTCCTCGAGCGCGGTCCTCGAGCGCGTAGGGCTCGACCTCGAGCGCGGTCCTCGAGCGCGTCGGGATCCGGCTCGGCGCGCGTAGTGGCACGCTCGGGCCCGATTCCGAGGCCCTAGGAGGGCCGCAGACGCGCTAACGGGAGCGCACTAGGGCTAGGAGACCGGGAGGGGGGTCGAGGCTCTCAGCGTGGCTCCTAGGGGCCCTAACGGGCGATTCCCTCATGGGGGAGCGCGTCCGCTATCCGGTGAGCCGCGTCCGATATTCGGATTCCCTCGAGGGTGTCCGAATTGCCCCGAATGCCCGCCTAGGGCGATTCGCCCGAATCCGCACCCAGGCGGGCCCAGGCGGGCCCCCATATATGCAAACTTGACGAACCCCAATATATGCGAACTTGACGAACCCGAAGATACGACAAACCGACGAACCCGAATCAGATCCGTCGATCCCTCATCGACTCGGCTCGAGTCTTCTCACGATGACAGTCAACACACAGCGTCTGCATGTTCTCGACAACATGGTCACCACCATCAGCCAACCGCACAATGTGATCAGCATTCAGAGTCCGGCCCGTCGAATCATGCGCTCCACAAGCGCGACACGTCCACCGATCACGGGCCAACACCCGACGCCGCAACCTGTCAGCAACCGACCGCGACACACGACGCTTCAACGTCGGTCGCTGATCCGGAAGGCGATGGCGAGAGCAGCGATTACTGCCCTTCGTCGGAGTGCCACACTCGATGCAAGGATACGTTCGACTCACGGCCTCGCTGCCTTGGCATGCTCCTTGCAAACCGCAAGCGACGGTGCATTCCCAATGGGCGAGGGGTGAGCGACGATTGAGGCAGGCTGACTGCACTTGCGACCTCCAGCAACGTCGTAGCCGCAGCGGTAGTTGGCTGCCCGTAGAACTCGTATGCGAACCGCAGCGTCGTTAGTCATGGCAGCCTCCTGCGAGGAAAGTTGGGGGTGGGGTTGTGCGCGCGATATAGGGGGTGGGTGTCAGTTTCCGGGGGTAGGAAAGGGTGCCCCCGCCACCCCTCAGGGAACACCCGCCACGTCAGCCTGTGTGCCAGCGATACCAGCGGAAGTCATCGTCGCCACGACGCTGACCTGCCTGCTGCACCACGACCTGCACGACCTTCTCGTACTGCGTCTTCACTTCTCACCACGTCCTTCAGTCATCGAGGTAGTGCCGGATGAGACGTTGCGTGCCGTCGATGATGAGGCCGAAGCCAACAGCCGCGACAACGAACAGCAGCCACTCAGCGATCACGACAGCAGCACTCATTCAGCACCCCTTCAGTTGGGAACTCGAGCACCCCGTCTAGGAATCGAACCCAGCAAGGCCCGCTTTGGAGGCGGGCCCGCGCCCAGCGCACGGGATTGGAGCCCCGTCGGCCACACCAACGCCAGAGAGGGGAGCGTCGGGGTCAACGACGGGGCTGCGTGGAGGTGCTGGGAATCGAACCCAGGTACACCAGGCATCCCTCGTGGGGCTCTAGCCCGGTGGCTTACCAGTCACCCCCGATGGGGCGCGCCACCGGACTCTGCCCTCGATAGGCACGCAGAGTGGGTGGCGCAACGGATGAGTGCGATGCACTCTCCTACAGATAATAGGCAAGATCGTGGGTATGTATTCAGCGTCTTTCAGCCTGTGAATCTTCGGAAAGTTTCCACGACAGCCCGACCACGCGCAGCAGATCACGCAGCGCCTCGCTGTCATCGACAGCATCGACCACCAACGTCGCGTCGAGCACGGCAGTCATGTCCAACGCGACAGGCTCAGAGGCAGTCAGCGCATCACGCGCAGCCTCCCAACGGGCCGTCGCCTTCCGGTACAGCGCATCCCACCGAGCCCGCCCAGCATCACCAGGGAACTCGCCCCTGACGTAGCGCGCAGCCTCGAGGTCAGCCACCAGAGCCTCAGCCTCCTCGACCTCAGCACGAGCCGCCGTCACATCAGCCGACTGCTCAGGCTCCACAGCCGCCAGCCACCGCTCCGCGATCCGACCAGCCTCATCAGAGTCAGGCTCGAGCGCAGCCAGGTAGCCCAGCAGATCCTCGACCACCGACGCTCTAGCCACGTCGAGATCCACACGCACCCCGACACACGCACCAGGCGTCGTCGCATGGCGGGTGCAGCGGAGCCCAGCCGACTTCGAGTCCAGGGCCATAGGCCCATCGCACAGCCCGCAGAACACGAACCCGCGCAGGGGGTTGCTGGACTTCGCCACCCGACCTCGAGCAGCCTCACCGCCCAGGTCGAGCCTGTCCTGCAACGCACGCCATTGAGCGAACGTGAGTATCGGATCCGATACGACCAGCAGCGGAGCACCGTCCTCGCCGCGAACGAACCCGCTCTTGTGCGGCAGGCCACCGAACAGCACAGGGGAGCGCAGCAGGTAGCGCACACTCGACGTGCCCCACAGCGCAGCCTTGCGAGGAGGCACACCCTGGTCGTTCAGCCACGCCGCACACGATCGCAACGAGCCACCGTCGAGGTAGCGGGTGATCACCTGGCGCACGATCTCGACCCTGTCGAGGATCGGCACGAGCGTTCCGTTATCGACCTCGTAGGCCCACGGAGCACCCCTCGTCCAGCGTCCAGAGGCACGGTCGTGCCGCTGCCTGGACAGCACCCGCTCACGGATCGCCGTCCGCTCGGCCTTCGCCGTCGAGGCCATGACAGCCGCGATCAACTCGAAGGCAGGGGACTGAGAGTCCACCCTGTCTCTCAGCGTGAGCAGGCGAGCCCCGCTCTCCTCCAAGGTCTCGAGGATCCGGCCAACCCCCGTCAGCCCCTCGCGGGAGATGCGAGACCAGTCCCAGGCCAGCAGCACGTCGGCCCGACCGTCGCGGGCATCGGCCAGCCACGAGTTGAACGCGGGCCGCACCTTGGCTGCACCGCTCACACCCTCGTCGGCGTGGACAGCAACGACCTCGAAGCCCTCCCGCTGGGCCATAGCCCGCAACTCCTGCTCCTGACGAGCCAGCGACGTAGATTGCTCAGTAGCCACAGAGATCCGCAGGAGGATTGAGGCGCGCATAAGGTGCAGACTAGCACCCTAGTGTGCGCCTTATGCGCCACAGGCAGGGGCCCACGAGAGACCCCTGCCCGCTGGCTCAGGCTTCCAACGTCGCGTACAGCGGAACCTCACCCTTCACGTCGAGGATGATCAACTGCTCGAAAGCAGCCTCCTCGTTGGGTGCGCTGACTGTGACATGGAATGTGAACAACGGCATCGCTTCTCCTAACGCGACTCACTCACGGGCCTGCTGCCCCTAGAGAGGCTCCCAGCGTAAGTGGCGCGGCTGACAGCCAGCCAGGGCGACACGCCGTGCGAAATGCGACGCTACGCGGACGCTAACCTCTAGTGTTAGCGACTTTGTCCCGCACATAAGGGACTCGACTACTCATAGCCGGAAGTCATCACCCGCGTATGACAAGTCACGGGCCCTGCTACTTGACCAGTAGAACCGCTGCGCCTGGGCTACCGTCTGCCAGCAATCTGCGCTACCACTCGTCAGGCGGGGTGGGCAGTTTCACCTCATGCCCAGGAGGTAGTGCTAGGACGCAACGCCCAGATCGACCACGTCGCACACGCCAGCCGTGCAGGCCAACTCCTGCGACCCCGTCGTGCCGTCCTCCGTCTCGTAGAACGACAGATCAGCCCAACGCACCTTCGGCATCCGCTCCTCCATCGAACGAGCATCAGCCTCAGACACAGGCTGATACGGAGCCTGCGCGTACACATGGTCGGAGTAAGGCAGGAACGAAAGCCCGCCCACGTCCTCCCAATGGTCGTACACCCACGAACCCACAGCCAGCCACTCGTCATCGCGAACCGTGATCGTCACCGACGGATTGTGATCCGTCCAATGAGTGCGATACGCACGCCACAACTCGAGGTGCTCGATAGCCGACACGTCGTCCCGCGTCACAGCACCAGGCGGCGCTGAAACCGGGAACGAGAACACCACCTGAGTGTCCGGCTTCATCACGTCCGGCTCCACCGGAACACCCGCGTCGGCCATGAGCCGCGACAGCGGATCATCAACAGGCCCACGCACCGTGCGGATGTAGTGCTCGGAGTACCAGGGATGAATCCCAGACGAGACACCAGTCAACTGAGACACCGTGCCCGACGGCTTCACACAAGTGATCGCCGCAGACGGGTTGATGCCCAGCCGCTTCGCCTCCTCAGCATTCGCCTCCCGCGCAACCTCCCGCAGAGCCTTCAGCCTCGAAGGCAGACGCACATCATTCGGGTTGTTGAGCAGATGGTTGCCGTAGATGCCCGTCAGGCTCACACCCAGCAGCCGCTCCTCCTCGCAGTTCCGCTTCCACGACGGGCGCAGACCAGGGAACTTCGTCAGGCTCGACTGCCAAGTGCCGATGATCGACGCCAGCCGCACCTTCTCCTTCAGCGACGCCAACGTGTCCGACGGCGACACAACGCATTCGGAAAGGTTGCAGAACTCCATGTTGCGAAGCAATATTTCGCTACAAGGATTAGTGCCCTCAATCTTCGACCCGTCCCGGCCACTCGCATCCGCATGCTCACGCATGCCAGCCATGTTCACGATGCCACGCTCACCCGACTGCGACTCGATCAGGTTGCGCCACTCCCGCAGGAACTGCGCCACCGACGGCTTCTCGTAGTACGTCGCGGAGTTGTTAGCCAGGGCTCGATGCCCGTGCTGCTCCCACCACGACCCACTCTTCGCCTTCGCCATATCGAAGTCGCTCAGGTCCGACAGCGAGATCAGCGCCGAACGACGCACACCACCAGACACCACCACGTCGCCCACCACGCACATCAGATCGTGCGCCTCGAGCGGCGTCAGCCGACGGCCAGCCGCAGCCTTGAACGTGTCCACCGTGAACCGGAACAGCCGATCCAGCGGGCCAGGGCCAGACGCTCGACCACCGAACGTCTTCAGCCGAGCACCAGCCGGACGCACCAGCGACAGATCCCACGACGGAATCGCACCCTGGAAGAGCGCGTCGAGGAGTTGCTGAAAGCCAGCGACCCAGCCTTCCTTCGAGTCCTCGACCACAATCGTGTCCGGCGACGGAGCAAGCGACTCAGGCACCATCGGCAACTTGCCCACATGCCTGCGCTCGACCGAGAAGCCGACACCCGTACCACACAGCAGGATCAGCATCGCCTCGCTGAACGCACGGTAGTCATCGACCGCGATGAACGAGCAGTTGTAACCTGCTATCCCGTTGCGCTTCAGCGCGGGTCCAGCCGTCATCATCGCGCGCATCGACGGCATCACCTTGTGATTCAGAATGGCGTCGCGCACCTCATCGAACACCGGGTCGCTCTCGTCGTAGCCATAGTTGCTCGACAGGTGCTCACGGAAGAACTCCACATACCTGTCCACCGTCTCACGCCACGTCTCACGCCGACCAAGATCATCCCGCCAACGGGCATACCTCGACAGCGCAATGAAGTTCCTGTACGGATCCTTCAGACTTCCATCAGCGGCGACTACTGACACTCACGGCCTCCTTGCACTTAGAGGGGAACTGGGACCAATAACGCTGGAACGGGATAACAATCCAGTTCTGGTGCTGCCACGACGACCACATGCCGTACGACGAGAAGTTGTAAGAGACCTGACCGCCACTCACACGAAGACCCCACGGCCCCCAACCAAGGTCACGCACCATGCGGAACGCGGCGCGCGCATTCTGGTCAGCGTCGTAGATGTTCGCGGGCCAATACTTCGAGCCCTGCCAGGATGGCGCATTCAGTTGGAATAGCCCCAAATCCGGATACGAACTCTCGCTCGCATTGCCGTTGCTCTCACGCATCGCCACAGCCCACGCGACCCGCAGATGCACACCACGGAAACCAGCACCCCACAGCGTGCGAGCCAGCGGATCCTTGCACTTCTTCATCGCAGCCTGACCAGGCGTCAACTTCGGCTTAGAAGCCGCAACAGAAACTCCAGGCTTAGTCTCACCCGGCAGCAACCTCGCTGACGCCTGAGCGGTTGCGAGAGGGGCCGTCAACATAAGCGCAGCCACCGCAATAGCACTTACCCTGCTCAACATCGTCTTCGTAATCATCAGAACTTCCAATCGTCAAAGGCACCGCATTCGTAATCGCGGCAATACGTTTCGCTTCGGTCCAGGGAAGCCAAGACCCAGCGACGATCACGTCCGGCTGAAACAGTCGAGGAGGCAGCGCAGTCTCAGACTCATGCGCCCGCCAACCCTTCGACATATCAACGCCGTCACGTTCGACACGAACGAACAACGGCTCGTTCAGCGTCTCCGCGCCCCACGCCCACTCATTAGGCATGCGCGCGTCGGTAATGACGACAGGCGTGCCGAGCGGCACCCTGTCCAAAGCAATCTCCGTGCCGCGAATCCAGATCGTCGGATCCACCGCACGCATCGCCATGCCCGTCACTTGCAGCAGGCGACGCACCTCGTCCTTCGTCTTCGCGCCATCCCAGCCCACCGACTCGACCAGGCCACGCAGGCGCACATGCCCATCGACCAGCGGATCAACCTCGAGGAGCGCGCTCTTCAGCACGTCAGCGAACGCGATCCGGTAGTAGCCATACGCCTCGGTCAGCGCCTTCGCCAGCGTGTCCTTACCAGCACCCGCAGGCCCCGTCAGCACAACGTCACGCGTCCTCAACATCGCCCTCCTCATCGAGCAGCACATGAGCGAACTCGCCCGACGCCTCATCAGCCGCATCGAGCAGCGCAGCCGCCATACGGCGCGCCTCCATTGGCGACAGCACCACGCTGCCCGCCCAGCCCTTCGTCCCCAACGGATCAACCACGAAGTCGAAGTCCTGCGTCACCAGCATCTGAATGCCAATTGCGGAATGCGGGCCAGCAGGAGAGCCGATGCGACGGAACTGGATGTAATCCAGGGGCTCCTGCAAACAGCGGAACTGCTTGATCTCACCCCACAAGTCCTGCGCGTCGAGCCACGACGCTGCATCGTCATCTGGATCAAGCGTCGGCATGGGCCACCACCCCGAACGCGACGCAGTCCACGCAACCGACCACGCGCACGTTCTGCTCGTGCGTCACGAAGTTGCAGACCTTGCAGATCCGCTCCCACGACTTCGGCGGCTCCACCTCGACTGACAGCGGCGTCGAAGGGTTGTCCCACAGGGCACCCTCTCGCCTGAGTACGACTCGGGTAAGTGCGCTCATGCTTCTACTCCCATCACTCGACGCAGACGCGACATGGCCTGCGCCCACGACTGCTTGTACGACTCCCACGACAGCCCCAACATCTGCGCGCACTCCCGATGCGACGCACCAGGGCGCTCCACCCAGAACTCGACAATGTCCGTCTGCCGCTCGGTCAATTTCGCCTCTAGGCACAGCAGCATCACCGGAGCCAAGTCACGCACGCCGTCGAGATCGTCATCCTCATACGAGAAGAACACGTCCTCAGCGGACTCAGCCGCACCGCCACCCCACGTCTCCTCGAAGGAGAACATGCCAGCCAGCGGCACCGACTTCGGGCCCCGAGACGCCTCACGCTCTCCCACGTCGGACACGGCCAGCAGGTCACCGGAGATATCCCGGCGCAGCGACCTCGAGAACAACCCGCCGCGACCTCGCAGCGTCGCCTCATCCAGAGCCAGCACGCGCTCCGCGAACGACACTCGAGCCTCCTGCAACACGTCCTCGTAGCCCGCGCGCTGCGTCCACTTCCACTCGCCAGCGAACTTCCGAAGATGCGGGTCATACGCCGACAGCAACTCCTCGAGCCCCGACGGATCGCCAGTCTGAGCCCGCTCAATCGCGTCCCAATCCTGCTCAACCGACCTGCGCGTAGCCAACGCCGCTCCTCTCGTTGATGTATACCGCCGCAGCAGCAATCCGTTCCGGTGTGAACCGCTCAAGCGTGGCGACCAAGTGCATGTTGCACTCAGCGCACAGCAGCCCTCTAATGCACGCACCACATGACCCCTCACCGGAGCAGCAGCCGTGGTCGTGGTCTACATGCCAGACTCCGTGCCAGCCTGGATCATCGGTCCTGCAAACAGCGCAGCGCCCACCCTGCTCACGCAGCATCTGCTCAAAGCCAGCCTCGGTAAGGCGATACTTCTGAAGTCTCTTCGCCTTGCGGTTCGCTTCGCGGTACTGCGAAGACTTGTTTCGCTGTAGCACGCACGGACGACAAGCCGCCGATAGGGAGTTTCCTTGCTTGTAGAAGTTGTCCAACGTCGCAGGAAGTGTCTCTCCGCAGAGGCTGCACGGCCTCATGCCGTTCACGGTCTTCGACGCTCGCGCCATCACGCAACCCCCGACCACTCAGACGCCAACTCCTTGAGATCAGAGCGGCACTCAGGACAGAACACCCCGTGCCGCGACGCGGCCTTGAACTGGCAGATCACGCAGCGCACCACGTCGAAACGGGCACCACGCCGCGCGTAGCGGGAACTACGCCGCATCGGACTCGGCCCCCTCCCACACGTCAGCCGTGACCACGCGGGCCTCGACCTCAGGGATATGGCGGTACGACCGCAGGATCACGTCCTGCATGCGCGACGACATCGCGCGGTACTGCTCGAGCGTGAACGTCGCCTCGGGGTACGACTCGAACTTCGACATTGCATTGCCTCTCTTGGTAGGGGAGGGGGAGCCACCCTTGCGCGAGCGCACTCGGGCGACTCCCCCAGCGAAGATGGTCAGACCAGGGCCAGAGCCAGGTCGAAAGCCTGCTTCTTGAAAGCGTCAGCGCCACCCGTCAGGACACGGGCACCGCGACGAGCGTCACTACCGAACGCGGGGGAGTGGTCAGCGACCTCCACAGCAGCCTGCGCCAGCGCAGCAGCCGTGCCAGCAATATTCGCATTCGGCTGGCCCTCAAGAGCCTCGAAGAACGCCGCACGCTTGTTCTCCATCATCGTCAGCGTGCGCTTCTCGCCGCGCGACAGCAGGTCGTACGGCGTCGAGCGCAGCGACGCAGAGATCGGGAACAGCCGCTCCACGAAGTCGTTCCGCTCGCCAACACCGACCCGCGTCGCGACCAGGCGCTCGTATGCCTCGTCGTACGCATCCATCGCCTTCACGGCCTGAGCCACCGCGAACGTCAGAGACTCCAGCCGCGTCTTCGCAGACGCCGTGTGACGGATCGCGATCATCGAGCCAGACCGCGACATGATGCCGGGGATCTGGTTCGTGCAATGGAGACGCTCCACCGACGCACCAGCCTTGATCGAGCCCGTACCGTCATGCGTCCACGAGAACAGCACGCCCCGCTGATGCGGATCACCCGCGATCTCGTAGGCGTCGCCAATGCGACCGATCACGAAGACCTGAGCACCCTGCTTCGAGGAGCCCACCTGAGTCAGCGACGTGATGATGCCAGCGTCGAGCAACTGCTGGATCGACTCACCAACCTCAGAGTCCTGCACGATCTGGTAGCCGACACCCGGCACCGCGTACGGCTGCACCGAGCCGTCGAGGTACTGGCGGGCAATGCCCTTGTGATCACCGAAGCGGACGTGCGAGCCGTCCTCCATCTGCCCGTACATCGGGACCTCGACCACCGAGCCGTGCAGACCCGCAGCCCAGAACGCGTCGAACACGTCCATACCGGGCTCGATGTTGGTCAGCGCACCCGACACGAACGTGCGACGGGCTGCCATGAATGCGTTTGCCATTGCCTTGCCTCTCTGTCTTGGCCGGGGCGGTCGCCCCAACTCATAACCCCAACTTACTCGCAGAAGTGCGCTCACGCGAGTTGAGCGCCCCCTAGTTACCTTGGAGAATCCTCAGATGCCCGCGACCAGCCACCAGCCCGCCAGCCAGCCCAGCGCGAACGTCGCCACCGCGAGCCCCACGAGCAGCCACCTCACAGACCACCGCCCTCGATAGCGCCAGCCAGAGCCATCCCGAACAGGAAGAAGCCCACAACGCCGAACCTCACCAGCCAGGTCATGCCCCAGCCCCCTCACGCGTGCGCTTGTGGATATGCACTCGCGCAACTCGATCCGGATAGAACGCCCGGTAGTGCCTGTCCGAGCCGAAGCAGTCAATCCACGACACCCCGCTCCGGTTCGTCACCAGCCGCGTGAAGCGGAACCGACCCCGCTCACCCCTGACACGGAACTCCGTGCCAGGGCGCAGCCAGCGACCATTCACCAGCACCTCTGACTCGTAAGTGAAGCCGTTGTCGATCAGCGGCTTCGGAGCCTTCTTACGACGCGCGCTCATCGGGTCGTCACCGACCCCTCGAGCAGCGCCTCAGGAACGCGGTAACCATCGAGGTACGCGTCGGCAGGCATGATCGCGATGTAACGGTCGAGCACATGATCGAACGACTGCCGAACCTCCGTGCCCTTACGCCAACCCAGCCCCTGCCCGCACCAGAACAACTCGAAGTTGTTCGTCCAGATGACGTTCTTCTTCGAGTGACCCAGCCGAACCTCACGGCCCTCCTCGAGCGAGATGAACTGCGCCGCGTCGAGCAGATCCTTGAACGAGGCGATGTAGTCGCCCTGCTCGTTGAACACCTTGAACCTAGGTGAACCAGCCATGACCTTCTCCTGTCCTCGAGGGCCCCTTGCCCTCACAGATACGACTGTAGCACACCCGCGAGGGGCACACGCGCCAGGGCACTAACGCGTGTCCTCCAGCCTCAACTCGAGGTTCCGGCGAGCCATCCGAGCACGCTCAGTCGCCTCACGAACAGCCACCACCCCACGCTCAGTCGCAGCCCGCAGCGCCAGCCTCTGCGGAGACGCCGCCGCATCACCCGTCGGATCCGAATACGTCGTCGCCCTCGAGCCGCCACCAGCGAACTCAAACGACTCAATCACCGGAAGCATCCGCGCAATCAGCCGCGTCTCCTCCACCAACAGAATCAACTCATCACGCAACGTTGCCGAATCGTTCACGTCAGACCTCACTCCCGTAGAGACTTCCCCAAGACCTTCCACCGACCTCTGCATCAGCGACAATCTCAACCCCTCTGAACGTCGTCTCCATCGTTTCCCTAATCGCCAACGCAACACCCTCAGCCTCATCGACCGGAGCCTGCGCCAACACCTCATCGTGAATCGGCATCAACATGAAGTCCGTCAGACCAGCAGCATGCAAATCCACAATCGCCTGCGCCAGAATGTCACGAGCCGTTGACTGCACCACCGCATTCAGAGCCGCATACGTCCTGTCACGATCCAACGGCAACACACGCCCAGACGGCGTCACAATCTCGCAACGCCCACGCTCCGCACTCATCTGCAAACCACGCGCATACCGCTTGATGCCGGGATACGCCATATTCAGACCACGCAGCGTCTCCCGCACCTGAGCCTCATCAGCACCCGTCTGCTTCTGAATCACCGCAGCCCCACCGCCATACACAGCCGAGAACAGCGCGATCTTCGCCAACGTCCGCTGCCGCTTCGAGAAGCCCTCCCCGAAGATCCGAGCCGCCGTCAGCGAATGCAGATCCTCACCCGACGCAATCGCCTCCGACAGATACCGCTCCTCAGCCAAAGCCGCCAGCACCCGCACCTCGACCTGCGAATAGTCCACCGACACCATCACATTCCCAGGGTCAGCCACGAAACAGCGACGCACCCGCCAATCACTCGACGGCAACTGCTGCAACGGAGGCCGAGACACCGCCATACGGCCCGTACGCGCCTGAAGGCTGCTAATCCACGGATGCACACGGCCATCCACGTCAGCCAACTCAAGGAACGTCTCCGCATACGCCGAACCCCACTTCGCAGCCTGCTTCGAGCGCAACACAGCCTCAGCCAGCGGATTCGGCTCACGAGCCCCCACCCGCTCCCACGACCGATCCAGATCAGCCAGCGACAGCAACACAGCCTTATCCACCTTCAGAGCCCCACCAGCCGTACGCTCCGACAACGATTCACCCATCGCCACCAGCGCATCAGCAACCTGCTTCGGACTCGACACCGACGTGACCCCATAGCCAAACGCCACATCAGCATGCTGCACAGCCTCAGCCGCCAACTCCTCCCGCAACCGCACCGTGTAGCCACGATCCAGCAGAATGCCCCGACGCTGCACCGTCGCCAGAATGCCCTGCAAGTGATGCTCGAACGTCGCAAGATCCGACAGCCCCAGCGCCTTCACCTGATCCTTCAACACATCGAACAGGCGGCGAGTCAGCAACGCATCCACGCCCGCGTACTTCACCAGCACCGGATCCGACGCGTCGATCACATCCCAGCCAGTCGTCAGGTTCGCCTTCAACTCACGGAAGCGAGTCTTCAGCGCATCCTGCGAATCAGGCGACGACGGATCCACCCACACCTCAGCCAGACGCTTCAGCCCATGACCCGTGCCGCCCTCGACCTCGCTACGCGGGTCGATCAGATGCGCCAGGATCTTCGTATCGAACGTCGAAGACACCAACTCCTCGACCTTCACCCCGAGATGCTGGTCGATAGCAAGCAGATCGAACGTCGCGTTGTGAGCCACGAAGCGGCGACCCGAACGCAGGAACGCTCGAGCCACGTCATCGAACACAGCCGTCGGCAGCACCAGAGCCGTATCCCGATCCGAGAACTGAATCGAAAGCAGCCGATGCGAAGGCGAGAAGATGTCCAGGCCATTCGCCTCGACATCGACCGCGACCACACCCTGCAACGACTCGAGCGCATCCACGACCTCATCACGCTCCGCGAGCGAAGACGCACCCAGCACACGGCAGCGATCACCGTCGATCACAATCTCATGCACCTGCACGGTAACGCTCCTCTTCTTCCGGCCAGATCAGGTCAGGGAACACAGGGTCCGGAGCGAACCCGAACGCAATATCCGAGCCCAGGCGCTCCCCGCCATGCGCCTCGATCTCCTCGTCGGCGGGCTCAGTCACCAACCACTCCGGCAGCGACAGCGACACCTCGAGCCGAAGGCCGAACACATCCACCACGAACAGCACGTCAGACCTCCTCGAGACTCGGACCAGACACCACACGCAGCGGGGAAGGCACAGGCTCAACAACCTCAACCTCGACCGCGTTGTCAGAAGGACGCGCGCGACGCAGACCATCGAACGCCACACCATGCTCCGTCTTACGACGCACGAACCCGCGCTCCTCGATGCGGGCGAAGAACGTCCGACGCGTCCACACCTCAGAAGGCTTCAGACCCTCGTCCTGCGTCCACGCCGTATAGAAGTCGTACAGATCCTTACCCTTCATGCGCTTCGCATCAGGATCAGCAACCACCACACCCGGCAGGAAGCCAGCCAGCGGATCACTCGTCTGGCGGTACTCACTCGTCGCAGCCACAACCGGAGCAGGCTCACCCAAACCATTCGAGAACCACTCCACCGCACCACGCACAGCCCACGCCACAATGCCGGGAGCCTCCTCGAGCAGACGCTGACCCAGACGATGATCACGCTCATCCGGAGCGAAGTAACGGCGAAACTCCACCATCTTCACCCGACGCCACAAGCCCTCATCCTGACCACGGAACACAGGCTTGTTGTTCGTCGCCAGCCACAACATGAACGTCGGACGGAACGTGAAGAACTCCTTACGCATGAACCGAGCCGTCACCGGATCCGAACCCGTGAGACGCTTCAACAGCGCCTCAGCCATCGGACGATCAGCCTCACCCTCAGACGCGAACACCATGCGAGCGCCACGCAGCGCTGCAATGTCATTCGGGATAGCGCCAGCAGGCTTC